CTTCTTTCTAAGTTCAATGATGAGGTGAATCCAAGCCAGAACGGCATTATTATCTATATGCTCGTTCCTAACATTAAGAAAGGATAAAATAGTAGCCAAATCATTCTCACTTATATGAAAAGGATTATCTAATTCATCCCAATCTTCCTCCAACAACACAGCCAAGCTTTCGCTCAACTGTTTTCTTACTCTATGGTATTTTACTGGCTGAGTGAGAGCTTCAGTCAACCAATGCTTAAAATCAAACAATTCAACTTGTGCCATCATGAATAAAAATTTTTAAATTTAAACCGACAGCTAAAGCTTTAATTGCTGTGCACGCCGCAAAATACTGTCATACATAGATTTTGAAACGGTACGCACCTCAGGCGAACCAGGTCGAGATGTTAATGAGAAAGACTCATAACCATCATCAGGCACTGGCACCCGAGGATCATTATCATCAGCCGGTGGTTCAAAAACAGGATCTTCTTTCCTCTCTCTAACCATTGGCATATTTCGTTCATGGCCTGGTGGCAATCTATATCCACCAGCACCAGGTACCATAGGATTGGCAAAATTCAATATTTTATTGCCGACATAATGTGCCGCAGCAGCGGCACCTAATGATGCTAACTCCGGAGCACCATTAAAATAATTCTCTGCCTCACAAAAAACTTCTTGAGAGATAGTTTTTGTAACTCCTGAAGTGTTAGAAAACGCAATAACGTTTGCTGCTGTTTCAAGAGTTTGTTCAATTTCAAAATGACCAACAGCCTCTATAATCATAGTACAATTGGAAGGAACATTTGTCGCTACAATATAGCACATAATGTCACTCTGCACATTCTGATACGCTACGTTAGTAATGGATGCAAAACCTTCACTTGTATCAGTAGCTGGGAACCAACGCACACCAGCTTCAACCCCAGGAAACATACGCGTCTGAGGCATCTGAATGAGTGCATTGGTAGATTGTGTGTAAGGTAAACTCGTTGAATTACCATAACTACAAACCCCAGCGTATAAAATAGGCGGAGATGTAGTGGCAGGAACAAGAAATTTAACCCTCACACCACCAGCTAGACACTTAGCTAAAGTGCCTAAATTATTTATAGCATTTTGATTTACCCACTGATACTTCACTCCTGGCACGGTAATTTCTCCCGTGGGATAGTGAGTGGCATCTTGAGTACCATTAGTATCACCATTTCAGAAATCCCAACCCCCGTTGACATTCGGGGCTTCTCCCGAAGTTTTTGGCCAACAAATTTGCACCGGTGGGTGACAATTTGTAGTTGGCGAATATGCAGCATTAGTGTTATTATTTAAATTAAATAATAAAATCATGTTTCCATAATTTGTACCACCAGATGCCACAGTATTGATGAGAGTGTTACGTAAAAACCCAGTAGCTAAAGCCGTGGGTAAATTAGTACCACCCAAACGGATCGGTCTATTATCAAAAGGGTCAGCTAAAAGCTTACCCCACTTCCTACCAATGATGGCAGAACGTGTTATGATATTTTCAGCATCTCGACGAGCAGGAGTTTTACGAGGGAAAACTTTACGCTCGAAAAGCGTTTGTTTACGCGGTTTACTTTTCCGCTGTGCAGTTTTACGTTTCGGTTGAGCTTTAGCTGCAACCTTAACTTTGACATTTACAGTTTTATTTTTCTTAGCCATTTTTGTGTTTAATCATAGAAATTTAAAAAGAGAATTTAACATATTTGTTAAATTTTGGGTTTCTCTTACCGCGCACCCTTCAGAACCAAACCAAAGTGATTCAATCTCTTCATCAGTCTTATACTGATTAACACAAGCAGTATATGTAATGTCAGGATTATTCTCATTTTCTAAATAAGATTGCTTTTTAGTCTTAACAAAATAAATTAAATCATTTATTTGTTGCGAAAAATCAGCACGGTTATAACATAAAACTCTCATGGCAAAGATCTTACATAAAGTATTTCGCCAGAAAGGACTGCGCCTATAACCGTATAAAGAGGCAAACAGTTTTTCATAATTGGGCACAGGTACATGCATATGATGCAAATCATTATAAGCAAAACCGCAATTCAGGTATTTTTGCGTAAGTAACGGCCCAGGCTGAGATTCGAGTTCATAAGTAAAACCCAAATCACCGGTTTTAGCAATGATTAATTCATGCAATTCCGGCTGGTAAGCCATAATAGAGTCATCACCCATTAACTTACACGGAAACCGTGCATAAAAAGCTAGCAAAGATGCTTCATCGGAATACTTAAAACTGAAACAATATAGCAGAACTAAAATGTTAGCTAACGTATTATCAGTCAAAGTATTTAAATTTCCCGATGGGTTTCCGCCAACTTTAACGCGCAAAAAACCTTCTAAATCAACCACATAAGAAAATTGCAGCTGACTTAAAAACCAAACCTTAGCCTTTTCAAGCCCTGGAATGAAAGAATTACGGGCGCGATAAATTACATCAAAAATGGGATTACTTAAGCTGGCTTCCATTGCTTTAATGTCATAGCCAACAAACGTAGTGTCACCATTACGTAACAGATTTCGAACCATGAGATCCCATGATCCTTTAAACATGGACATGCCAACACTAGACCAGCAAGCAGTGTCTGAAGCAAATAACATTGAGTCATTTTGCTTGCCATACAACATTAAACCCACAATATACATAACCATGTCACAGCACATAAAAGTTCTCTCTTTGTGCTTGACAATAAGTTTATCCATGGGTAACATTTCTACTTTTGGTGAAACTTTCCATAAACTTGAGACAGGCTGCCCCAAGAATACTTGTTTCACCAAGAATTTTATGTTGTCGTATTCAGCTTCCAGCGCCGCACCACGTGTTCGATAATCAGTCCATAACTCACCAGCAGCAGTAGTTTTGTCCATCAATTGAACAGCTTCAACAAAAGCAGTTTCAAACCAACTTTCAAAATCAACCGCCACATTCTGAGTGGTAACCATAGCAGATAAAACACGAAGAAACACCTTCTGCGCTAAAACCCAGTTGTAAAGTACAGGTTTCCACACTTTCACGTCTTCGTATTTTTTAAAATCATTTTTCAGCATGGACAGCACAGGCGTAGCCAGTTGATAACTGTTCGGTACGTAGTAGCCTTGAGATAAAGCATATTGCAGCAAATCAATTTCAACTTCATAATGCCTGTTCTGTCTTAAACCTTGCCTCATTCGCTTAACGATGAGACAATTGCCCCACACAGCGATCAAAGGGTCTTCATGATCGCCTAAAATTTTCCCTGTTTTATGGAGTTATCTAAAGCCAAAAACAAGGAAGGAGTTATTGGCACAAAACAATTCATTTTTTTATTGGCGGCTTGATAACCTTTATGGATACCTATTACACCTCCAGTTACACCAGAAAACACTGGCGAACCGCTATCGCCACCGTGAGTATTTGTGCCCTCATAATATATGAATCTCTTAGCGCTATCGCGCTCAGCACTTATAACCCCTTTACGCACAGCCAAGTGCGGTAACCCAGCGCGCGGCACATACGAACAAGTATAAACAACCTGTCCCGGAGACAAAATATTAGAATCATAATCTAATTTATTGGGTTTATAACTAACTAAAGCACTTGCTTCAGCTATTTGAATATTATGCTCAGTGGCATAAAGCCCTTTAAAATCCAATAATTTGCCATTACGCATTAATTGAAAGCGGGCAAAATCAGCTTTTTCGCTAAAAGTCAGATTGTGCAAATAGGCCCAATCCCAAGTACCGTCAGCCACCTTATATCTCACACGCAAGTCAGGAAACAAGGTGTTACCAGCTTTCAAATTGTGAGCTACGGTAACAACAGTATTATGATAGGTCAAAAAACACGTACCTAAAAAACGTTCAGCAGAGTAAATACCCCAAACGCCCTCCAAGTGTTGTGGTTCTTTTAAACCAGGTACGGTTGTACCCTGATTAATAATTACCTCATCTAACACTTCTCCCAATGTGTGTTTACGCGGACAACCTTTTATGTTGCAAGGATTAAACGGGCACATAGTTAAATCTATTTTTGACACATCAGAAACATTACTTTCATCCACTAAATCAATTTTAGTGGGCCCGTGTTTCGCATAATGTGAAAGTAACAAATTGTATTCCTTGATGTCCCCTGCTTCCATGAGTCTTTTAACAAAACCCATGAAATCTGCATTTACATTAGCTTTCACATCTACAGTTCGAGACATTTCAAGCAACTGTTCTTGTGTTAAAGCCGCAACGTCAACTGATGAAAATTTCTTCCAAAGTTCATCAGTATCCACGAACCCGGTCATAACCTCCCAATCTCCTGTACTAGGATCTTTATATAAGCCCCGTATGTCCGTGAACATCTTTTTAGACTCTTCAGACATATCAAAATTATATTTTTTAACGGCAAATAATAAATCCATATACTCACTGGCTCTGATACTAGAACTATTTTTATAATTCTGCACCTTTTCTTTCAACGTTTTATTGTTGATGGGAATATTCAGAGCAGGCAGATTGTTAGAT